CGACCGTGTGTCGGGTGGAGATCCCAACCTGGCCATGATGTTCGAAGGGACCAGGCCCGCTCTTCCCGAGCAGGCAGCCGGCGGATCGGTCCAGGGCGAGACCCAGGCTCTCTACGGAGAGGAAGGCGTCCCGCTGGACATGCTCGGCAAGCTGGGCGTGAACTTCGGCAACATCAAGAAGAACCTGGACGGTGAGACACCGTCGGCCGCCAAGGAACAGATCGATGAGGCTCGCCTCAAGCAGCTCGAGGCGCAGAGAAAGGCGTTGGATCGCCGGGCGTAATAATAGGTGAGACTCGACGAATACATCGAAGGGTTGCACTCTCTCCTCGAGGCTCCGTACTCGGGGTACGTCGGCGCCATGGGTCGTCCAGACGCCGACTACGTGGGCCGCGCCTACAAGTGGAAGCCCGAGACACAGCCAAAGGACTTCCCCTACGACCGTGACGACGACGGTGGTTCAGAGACCGCTCCGCGGTTTTCGGGCACCGGCCAGGGACGTGGTCAGGGAAGGATGCGTACCCTGGTCCGTCCCCTCACGGCAAAGGGCAAGGGTGTCACTGCCAAGTCTGGTTTCGAGGAAGCCTCGGGCACCCCGATGAACTTCACCCAGTCGGGGAAGGGCGGCCAACAGCTTGGCAACGTCGCCCCAGGCATGGGCGGAGACTGGGCTGTCAATCCCAAGAAGAAGACGGACGACGACGAGAGCTTCATGGACACCCTCTCGGACTACCACGAGGGTGCGGAAGTCGCCCCGCCCGTAGAAGAGCCCGCGGTCCTCGACGCAGACCACTGGGAAGATTCCTCGGACGAAGGTCTGGAATCTGAGATCCAGAGGGACATGGGCGAAGAACCGCCTTCGGAAGAGGAGCTGACGGACTTCGACAGCTTCCCCTCCGTCCTCATGCAGGTGGTAGGTTCTGGATTCGGCCAGGGTCTAGGAAAGACCAACCCTTCAGGTCGTGGCTACATGACCGGCTGGTCGGAAGACTACGACGTCTTGGCCAATGAGGGTGCCTGGGGCGCCCTTTTGAAGATGCTCGGCCTGTAATAATTCCGAGAAAGAAGGAAGATTTCAAGCCTGGTCTATTTAGACAAGGAGCCTCTGTAGATGAAGATCACCGTAGAGCAGCTTCGGACCATGGTCACCACGGCCATCAACGAGGCAAAGAAGAAGAAGGCGAAGGTCGCTGAGGCGGAAACTCGTGCCGACGGTCAGATCGTCGACAAGAACCTCGACTTCGCTCCTCCTCTCGGCGCGTTCAACCTCTACCGCTCGCAGGGCGCCGCAAACTTCGGTCCCTACACCAACACCGTCCCGACCATCGATGACCGAGTCTATGGTACGAAGATGGAGTCCGCCCTTCGCCAGGTCATCGGACAGATGATCTCCGAGGAGCTTCGGCCCGATCCCAGGTCGGCTTGGGCGTTCCTGACTCCGGCTCCTGCCGCCCCCGTCCCGAGCAACATCTGGGAAGCGGCCATGCACTACTACGACTTCCAACGTCGCGGCCTCGGCTCGATGAAGGAAGACGCCAAGCCCCTCCCGCCCAACACCGCAGTCGCTGAGAAGAAGGTCGGCTTCAAGAAGCTGAAGGGAAAGCTTTCCCACGAGAAGGGTGTCAAGGACGCCGGTGCTCTGGCCGCCTCGATCGGTCGCAACAAGTACGGCGCCAAGGGCATGGCCAAGAAGGCCGCAGCCGGCCGAAAGTAAGTGATTTGATGAAGAAGGGCAAGGATTCCTCGCACGACCCCGTCCGGGCCAAGTACACGGAAGTGGCTCCCCGGAAGGATGAATCGCCGGAAAGAATGATCAAGCGGTTCATGAAGAAGGTGAGGAATGAGGGCATCATACAGGAAGTCTACCAGCGTAGAGGCTACGAGAAGCCTTCGGTGAAGAACCGGAGGAAGCGTGCCCGGGCGGACTTCAATAGACGTCTCGAACTCCGTCGCTCGGAATCGAGAAACTAAAAAAAAAGAGCGAAAATATTCTGGGCGTCTTTATTTAGATGTAGAACGTTTCCGCCCCGAAGAGGAAAGGACGACATGGCCGCAAAGGAAGGACGAGAGCTCGTGAAGGAGGCAGTAAAGGACGCGAAGGCCCTGAAGGCTGCCGCGCTCGAAGCCGCCAAGAACGAGATCGTGGAGCAGATGGCTCCCGGCGTGAAGGCCCTTCTCGAAAAGCAGATCCGCTCCGCCCTTGCCGGCGAGAGCGTCGACCGTGTGAGCGATCAAGGGGCGGACTACTACTCCCCGGCTTCACGGGAGAAGCAGAAGAAGTACCAAGAAGGCAAGCATAAGGGAGATGAAGAAATGGCCGACGAGAAGGACGACAAGGAGAAGGAGCTCGACCTCGAGTCGCTGGCCGGGTTCTTCCCCCAGCTTTCCGAAGACGGTGAAGAGCACATGGAGATGCCGGGCCAAGAAGGCGAGGATGAAAATCCTGAGTCCGCGGCCGGCGCCCATGAGCACGGAGTCGAAGAAGGCGAACACCTCGAGTGCCCCAAGTGCGGCCACGAGATGGAAGCCGGTGGCGACGAAGACAAGATGGAAGACGAGGGAATGGGCGGCATGTCCATCCCCCATCTCGGCGAAGATGCCGAGGCCGAGCCTGACATGAAGGAAGGCAAGGACAAGGAGAAGGACGAGATGGAAGAGGAAGTCGAGATCTCCGAGACGGAGCTCCACAAGGTCTACGAGGCTGCCCTCCAGACCGAAGCCCAGGTGTCCAAGGGATTCAAGGACATCGTCGGTGGCGGCGAGCTCGACCAGGCTCACAAGGAGACTGGCATCGCCGACAAGAAGACCGGCGAGAAGCACTGGGAGACCGAGGTTCCTCCGGACCACGTCGACTACCAGATCAAGGAGGCGCTCAAGGCTGGCCTCGCGGAGAACAACATGCTCCGCGCCAAGCTCAAGGAAGCGGTCACCCTGATCAAGCGCCTCGGCCAGACGCTGCACGAGACCAACCTGTTCAACAGCAAGGTCCTGCACGTCAACCGCATCCTGAACAGCAGCGTCCGCCTGACGAAGGAGCAGAAGCAGGTGGTGCTCGAATCGATCGACAAGGCAAAGTCGGTCGCGCAAGTGAAGATGGTCTACGAGGCCATCGTGAGCTCCTTCAAGGCATCGGCTGGTCAGCTGAGCGAGTCCAAGTCTCGCAAGCCGGTCGGCAACGCCCAGCGCGCCCGCACATCGGGAGCGCCCAAGCCGGAAATCCTCCGTGAGTCGGTGGATCGGGCAGAGGGGCAGGGCAAGTACGACCGCATGCGTCAGCTTGCGGGCCTGCTCAAGTAACCCAGACAACGACCACTAGGAGAAACAGAAAATGGGATTCGATATGAAGGAACTGACGGAGGGCATCTCTCGGCAGGACATGCTGAAGGAGTCTGCCCGACTCGTCAAGAAGTGGGAGCGCACCGGGCTCCTCGAGGGCCTGAACGACTCGCCGCGCAACAAGGCGAAGTCGAACATGGCTCGCCTCCTGGAAAGTCAGGCGGCTCAGCTGCTCTCCGAGTCCAACTCGGTCGGTGGCGATCTCCAGGGCTTCCAGAACGTCGCCTTCCCGATCGTCCGTCGCGTGTTCGGTGGCCTCATCGCCAACGAGCTCGTCTCGGTGCAGCCGCTCTCGCTGCCGTCGGGTCTCTTGTTCTACCTCGACTACCAGTACGGTAACGTCAAGGCCGGCAACAAGAACGACGACTTCAGCGCGGGTGGTTCGCTCTTCGGCGACCAGACGGCTCCGGGAACCCAGAACCTGGCCACCAAGGGTATGTACAACCTTGGCACGTCGTACTCGGCTCGTGAAAAGGTCTCCACACAGACCTTCGCACAGGCGACCGGTCTGGCCACTCTGGCGGACGTCAACTACGATCCGGACCTCTCAGGTGCGATCGCGGTCGGCCAGCTCACCAAGCTGACCCTGACGAACGGCTTCTCGACCCTCTCGGCTCTCGGTGAGGCTCTCTCCGACGCCGCAGCTCTCAAGCAGTGGGTGCCGCTCTCGGGCTCGTCCACTTCGTGGAGCTCGACGACGGACGGCACCCCGGTGGCGGACGGAACGGGTCAGGGCACCGGCAACGCGGTGATCGTCTACCGCCGGCACACGGTGGCCAAGGGCAACGACCTCGTCTTCATCGTGTCGGGAACTGTCGACACGGGCGTGGCCGCCAAGGTCAGCTACCTGGTTGGCTCGGTCATCCAGGGCTCGACCACGGGCACCCTGGTGCTGCCGAACTTCGAGTCGGACTTCGGTTCGACCCCGACGCCGGTCATCCCCGAGATCAACCTCAAGATCCAGAGCACCGCGGTTGTCACCAACACCCGCAAGCTGCGCGCCAAGTGGACGCCGGAGCTCGCTCAGGATCTGGCCGCGTACCAGAACCTGGACGCCGAGGTGGAGCTCACCCAGGTCCTTTCGGAGGCGATCGCACTCGAGATCGACCGTGAGATCCTGAGCGACCTGCTCTACTTCGCGACCGGAGCGAACTTCTTCTGGAGCCGCAAGCCCGGAAACTTCGTCGACAAGGCGACCGGCAACGGCGTCTCGGGAGCGAGCTTCACCGGCACCGTCCGCGAGTGGTACGAGACCCTCATCGAGACCTGCATCGATGTGGCGAACAACATCCACCGCAAGACGCTGCGTGGTGCGGCCAACTTCATGGTGACCAGCCCGGACGTGGCCACCATCCTCGAGGCCTCGGTGCTCTACAAGCCGATCCTCTCGATGGACCCGAAGGAGACCATGTTCTCGGTCGGGACGGAGAAGGTCGGGACGCTGAACAACCGGTTCACGATCTACAAGGATCCCTACTTCCCCCGCAACCGAGTCCTCATCGGGTTCAAGGGTGGTAGCTTCCTGGAGACCGGGTATGTGTACGCCCCGTACGTGCCGCTGATCGTCACCCCGACGATCTACGCTCCGGAGGACTTCACTCCCCGGAAGGGCGTCATGACCCGGTACGCGAAGAAGCTGGTCCGCAGCGACTTCTACGGGACCGTGACCGTCGAGGACATGAACGTCATCTAACCCAAGACCTTAGCCTAAGCTAAGACGAGAAGGGGCCCTCACGGGCCCCTTTTCTTTTTCTAGACAACGGTCACATTTTCCTCTACGGGAGATAGTTACAACATGGCTACACCGAACCTTGGCATCCAAAAGTTTGAGATCAGCGACCGGGCGCACGACCCTCGGCCCCAGGCAGAGCAGAACCAGGCTGGAGTCCAGCTTCGCGAAGCCATCGACGACGCGTTCTTGATCGTCGACACTGCCGTCGGAGCGAACAGCGGCTCATTGGGAGCAGCCAGCGCCTCACTGGCAGCGGTCACCACCAACCTGGCGGCTGTCAGCGGATCCGGTGGTCTCCTCTACACCCCGGCTAGCGGATCCCACTGGCAGGCGCCCGCTCCGACCTCGGTCACGAACGCTCTCGACCGTCTGGCCGAAGCGGTCTTCGCCGGTCGCAGCGGCTCGATCCTGGTCTAACTTCCCTTCCTCTTAGATTCCTCTTTCTGGAGGCGCGTCTCTTAGGGCGCGCCTACCTATCTGGTAGAGCCTTATTCTAGGAGACCAGAAAGATGGCAAAGAAGCTCCCCTCACTCAACGAAGTCTTCCTCGTATCGGGCGCCCGCCCGATCAACGTGGGTTCCGCCTACTCCCTCAAGCGTGAGGGTGGCTTCCCCAACAAGAAGAACCTCCAGGGCCGCACCTACGGCTCCAACATCGGTCGTGGCCGGATGAGCGAATCCGACATGAAGCCCGAGCTGGAGAAGATCGTCCAGAAGCATTCAAAGGGCGACCCCAAGGTGGCCGAGATGCTCCGGGCTTTCGCTCACGACATGGAAGCCGGTGAGGGTGAAGACCCGGCCGAGCTCGACAAGGACGGTCCTCCGGCCGGCAGCACCGGCGGAAGCGCGGGTCCCGGCGAGGGGCAGCGTGATCCGACCAAGGGCTTCAACGGAGGCGGAGACCTGTAACCATGGCACCCCTCCTCACAGAGGTGTTCCGGCTCCACGAGGCTTCGGACGTCTCCAAGAAGCGCGCCCTGGAACGTATAAAGGCGTGGATCAAGGACTCTCCCAAGTGGAAGAACGAGGATGACCCGCCATTGGATGTGTCCGAGATGGACCTACACCGGCTGGCCGCCAAGATCGGTGACATCTACGACAAGTCCAAGACCGCGAAGGGGAACGCCGAGCTGGTGAAGCTCCTCAGGGAGATCGAGAAGATCGTGCAGGACTGGGTGGAGCAGGCCGACATATACGCCACAAGCGAAGACGAGGAAAAGCTCTGTCACGAGTACATCTGTGAGCGGGTCCCCCTCGGAGGAAAGTAGACAGTGCCGTTCGTTCCCAACACCGGGCAGACCGCCTTCGGCATCTACGACCAGGACCCGCAGTTCCAGGTCGACGCCGACAAGATGCTGGACTTCGTTTTCCGGAAGCTGGGCGACCCTGTCATGCAGGTTGAGCTCACGCCGGACAACGTGTACGAGTCCTTCGAGGAAGCCGTCCTCGAGTACTCGGCCATCATCAACATGTACCAGGCCAAGAGCGTCCTCAGCACGCTTCTGGGCACCCCCACGGGATCACTCACGGGTCACGAGAACCAGTACCCGAACAAGAGCCTAGAGCTGGCCAAGCGTCTGGCCGGACCGTTCTCCGACGAGGTCGGGGTGGGCGACGCCAACATCATGTCGGCCTCCATCATGGTGCAGACCGGTGTCTCCAAGTACGACCTGAACCCGCTCGTCAGCGGCACTGGCTCGTTCCACGGCGGCTCCAATCCGCAGGGACCTGCCAACTTCCCGACCGGTTCGGACGGGCAGCCGATGCGGATCTACATCAAGGAGATCTTCCACCCGGACCCGCTCTCGGCCTTCCGGTTCTTCGGCACGACCTCCGCCATCAACTACCTGAACAACGAGTTCAGCTTCGAGTCGTTCACCCCGGAGACCATCTTCTACCTGCTGCCCATCTGGGAGGACGTCCTCCGCGGCATGCAGTTCAAGATGAGCAACAAGGTCCGGCGTTCGAACTACAGCTACGACCTGCACCACAACGAGCTGACGCTGTACCCGTCGCCGCAGATGAACATCCCGATCTTCTTCACCTACACGGTGGCGCAGGACCCGTATGCGCCGAGCGTTCCCGGTGACAAGACGGTGGACGGTGTGGCGAACATGTCGAACATCCCGTTCGACAACATCAAGTACTCGGCCCTGAATTCCATCGGCAAGCAGTGGATCAGGAAGATGACCGTGGCCCTCTCCAAGGAGGTCCTCGGCCGCGTCCGTGGAAAGATGCAGACCATCCCGATCCCGAACGGGGACCTCACCCTGGACGGTTCGGAGCTCCTCACTGACTCCAAGGCGGAGCAGGACAGCCTGCGCGCGGAGCTCAAGGAGCTGCTGGAGGACACGACCTACGATAAGCTGATCGCCCGGGAGGCCCAGATGGCGGCCGACCTGGAGAACACCATCAAGAACGTTCCGCTCGGGATCTACATCGGTTAACCCATGGCCCGCAAGTTCGTCGGCACAAGAGAGATCGCCTTCGTCAACTCGATCATCCGTGAGCTGCACCAGCACGTGGTTGACGAGGAGATCCTGTACTACGCGATCCTCCTGGACAAGACGAAGGTGGACGACCTCTACAACGAGTCGGTCAAGAAGGTCTGGGCCGCGCCCGTCCGCTGCACCGCCCGGGTCCTCTACGACAACCCCACCACGAAGACTGGACTCTGGGGTTCGGACTCCGAGTACGCCAGCGAGGTGTACTTCCACACCCAGGAGCTCGAGCAGCGGAACCTCAAGCCGCGTGAAGGCGACTTCGTGGAGTACGGGCAGCAGTACTACGAGATCACCTCGGTGACCAAGCCCCAGCTGATCTTCGGACAGGTCAACAACAAGCTCATGACCAAGTGCAAGCTGGTCCCGGCCCGTGAGCAGCAGTTCTCCAACGGTGCGGTCTCCAACCAGAACGTGGACCACACCCACCCGTTGGACAGCAAGCCGAGCTTCACCCGGCAGCTGCCCGAAGGAACCCGTGCCACCTACTCCTCAGGGGGAAGCCAGCAGGGAGCCTTCGTAGACGAGCCCGGGAAGCAGCCCGGTCGCGAGGAGCTGCCCGTCTACAGCAACACGACCCGCCCACCGGCGAACAAGGTCAAGGGGCTGGAGATCTTCAACTCGGACGCGCACCAGGAGCAGAACTCGGACGGCCTCTACTGGTATGATGACCAGGGGAACATCGTCGGATAATGCCTCTCCTCTGTTATAATACGGGCTCAGTTCCTGTCCAGCTGGTCGGATTCCCGGCGGTCAACGTACCACCGAGCCCATCTACTAGCAGCCTCGTCTTCTTCAACGTCACGAGCTATCTCCAGAACAACAGCCTGGCGACCTACGCGGCCCTGGAGAACCAGCGTGTCTCCAGCTCCCTGGGCTACGTCTGGGACGGCGTCATCAACTTCGACCCGCGGCCGCTCTCGGCCAGCTTCGGGGTTCCGGACGCTGTCAAGTTCTATGAGGTCGTCTGGACCACCGGACCGGCAGGGCCTCCGGGATCACCTGGTTCGCAAGGGCCTTCGGGCACACAAGGGCCCATCGGACCCTCCGGCAGTCAGGGACCCATAGGTCCAGCAGGTCCGACTGGAAGCAGCATCACAGGGATTCTGGCGGGCCCTGGTGTCGTCCTCTCTCCGAACCCCATCACGAGCCAGGGGACGGCTTCGCTAGACCAGGCGTTCTCCCCGACCTGGACGGGCGTCCACATCTTCCAGAACTCCATCACGTCCTCGCTCGGACGGTTGCTGAGTCAGGCTGTTCCAGCCTCGGCTCCAGCGTGGTTCTTCGACAGCTCCCAGAACTACAAGGGCATTAACAACTCCTTCGTCGTCGCCAACCAGGGGAACGGGTTCTTCTCTGTCCTTCCTGCCGGCGCCGCGCAGGTCGACATGGTCATCGGGTCTCCGGACACCGGCGGCCTGCTCTACTCGATCAAGTTCAAGAACGGCCTGGCGGAGTCTCAGTACCAGTTCAATGCCCCGGGATTCGATGCGCTCGGCTCTGCGATTCTTCCGATCGGCGGAACCAATGCTACGGGGGTGAATGTCGTCCCTCCGCTGACGGCTTCAAATCTGCTCGTCACTTCGCAGGCCGTCATACCCATGGTTGTCGCCTCTGTCGTCAACTGCAATGGTGTGATCCAGACGAACGACTTCCAGCGCCTCGCCGGCGGAGACGTAACGTTCTACACGAACGGCGGAGCAAACACCCTCTTCATCGGTGGCGGCCAGACCGGTTCGTTCGGTTTCGGGACGACCATCTTCGCGAACGACACTTTCTTCTCGGGATCAACGACGTTCCTCGGCGGCGTGACCGCTTCCCTGGGAGGGGTCTTCTGCACGGGAACGGTCAGACTCAACTCTGGAGTTCCGAACGTCAATGGCTCCGTCGCGGCGATCATCGACGCTGTCAACGGCCTGGACCTCCAGAACGGGACACAGAAGTTCCTGTCCGTGCGGACGGCCGGTCAGGAGCTCGTGTACATCGGAGAGGACGGTGACGGCGCCCTCATCTCGACTCCCAACGGAAGAAATCTGACGGTCGGAGCAGCCGCCGCTCTCTTCCTCGAGGCCCAGGGCACCTTCTTCACGATCGGCAGCGGACAGTTCTATTCGAACTTCCCCGGAAATGACCTGGGAATCCCCAGCGCCAAGTGGCATGACCTGTACCTGACCGGGACGATCATTGGCATGGTAGAGCCATTGGTCTTCGCCGCTCCCGGGTTCGGTCTCGGATCTCCCAACGCTTCTGGTCGCATCTTCGTCGATGATTCGACTGGAGCGGTCGTTCAGTACGGCTCGGCCCAGTTTGCCATCGACGGCGCGTTCCACTTCAACGGTGGCAGTGTCATCGTCTTCAACAACAACCAGACGATTGGTGACGGAGCTGGCGGGCACAATCCGGGCGCAGTCTACTCTCCCTTCGGTGCCTTCACACATCTCAGTGCATCCAGCATGGGATTCGTAGATCCGTCCCGTGAGTCTACCAGCGCGACTGCCGGTTCGAACGGAGCTCCCCCGGTCCAGGTCGCGAAGTACCTCACCGTGACTCTTTCTGATGGAACTGACTACAAGATTCCGGTCTACAACGTGTAGACCGTATCTATAAAAGGAGCTCTGCCCACATGAAGATCTTGTCCCTCCTCCTCGCAATGGCCCTCTTCTCCTTGGGCTGTACGTCCTGTGCCCATCACAGTCCGAGGCTCTGGGACCCGATGGGAGACCCGACCGCGGCCGAAACCCAGAGGCTGATGCAGGGGACGGTCCAGATCGACCACCTCATCACGGCCCTGGTCCCCGACCTCAAGGAGAAGAAGCTTAAGCCCATGAAGGGCGGGGCGACCGGTTCGGGAGTCGTCATCGCTGTGAAGGGCGGAGAAAGTCTGGTCCTCACTGCGGCTCACGTCTGCAAGCCAAAGGAGACGGTGACCGTCCCGCTCAACGAAGAGGTTTCGGTAGAAGTCCCTGTCCTCGGGGAAGAGTACTTCGTCTGGACGATGGACCTCGATCAGCTTCCGGCGATGCCCGTAGAGATCGACGAAGAGAACGACGTCTGTGTCATGCGGGTCCTCGGCAAGGCCGGCAACGTGATCGATGTGGCCACCAGCGATCCTCCCATCGGAGCCATGGTCACCCACGTAGGCTCGCCCAGGGGTGTCTTGAACCTCCACCGTGCGTTCGTGACTGACGGACACTACATGGGGGTCCAGCACTACCGGGGAACAGACCGTCACTCTGAGATGATCGCAATCCCCATCGATCACGGCTCGTCCGGCGGCGGGATCTTCTACCGTGGAAAGGTCTTCGCCGTCGTCTCCAGGGTAGACGAGAACTGGAAGCAGATCGCGATCTGCGAAGGGGACGGACCCATGCGACTCGTCATCAAGAAGGCCAAGGAGAAGTGGCTCAGGTGAACAACAAGTACGACGACGCTCGACAGGAAGTAGAGTACGAACCGATCACGATCGAGACGGTGGACCGCGCCGTGCGTGACTGGTTCGACCGTACTGTCGACGTCGCCGTGGAGACTCCTACCCAAGAGAGGCAGAAGGTGCCCGTCATCTTCAGCTCGGGGGAGCGCTATGCCGTCAAGCGGAAGGGGATCCGGGACCAGGCCGGAGTGCTCGTCCTCCCTCTCATCTCGGTCCGTCGTACCGGCATGGACGCCGACCCGAGCATGCAGGCCCTCGGCACACAGACCGGCAACCTGACCATCGCCAAGCGGATCGACCCGAAGAGCAACCAGCTCCAGAACAACATCCAGCGGGTCTCCTCGGCGGGCATCCCGATCACGGGTCCCGGACCTGGGGCGGTCTACCAGGTGACCCAGATCCCGTTCCCCGACCGGAACATTTTCACCTACGAGCTGGTCATCCAGACGAGCTACACGAAGCAGATGAACAAGATCCTGGAGAAGCTCTTCCGGGAGCTGGACATCCGGAAGACCTTCGTGGCGCAGATCACGAACGACAACCGTCACTCCGAGAACGGAGAAGAGTTCGAAGACAGGCCGGCCCTCAAGGGTGGGTACTTCGTTGGCTTTTTTGACGGTACCATGTCGGACTCCTCGAACTTCGAAGAGTTCACCGACCAGGAGCGCATCGTCCGTTACCACACGACTTTCAGGGTTCCGGCCAACCTGACCCTGGACACGGAAGGGGAAAAGCCTTCGGTGAAGATCACCAAGACCGCATATGCCGTGGGGTTCAAGGAGTCTATCCTTTCCAGGGAGCAGTTCAAGAAGATGTTCCCCGACGAACCAGAATAAGGCCCCAGAGATTTTACCCGAGAATTTTGAGAAAAAGAGGCCGTTGGGCTTCTACACGTCTATTTAGACTTAGCTTGGTGTGAGTTCTATGCTTAGAACCGCACCTTAGGGAGACATCTTACAGATGGCGCAAAAGTTTCTCAGCCCCGGCGTCTTTACCTCGGAGCTCGACCAGAGCCAGCTGGCGCAAGGCGTGGCTGGGATCGGGGCGGCGCTCATCGGTCGGACCCCGTTTGGGCCTGCCTTCATGCCCGCCCTCGTCAGGGGATACGACGAGTTCGCCCAGCGCTTCGGCGCGGTGGACCCGGAGTTCGCCGTTCCGTACGCGGCACGTGGCTACCTCACCAACGCGGGTGGTGCCACGATCGTCCGCGTCCTCGGACACAAGGACGGCACCGGCACCGTGGCGGCCAACGCGGCCTACCCGACAGGGTGGGTTATCCCGCAGGTTGTCGGCATCACCGACAGCGTGTCGGGCAGCGTCCTCCTCGAGCTTCACTCGGCCTACCCGGTCCAGGTGAGCGGCGTGGCGGGCGACGCGAACAACTTCGTCCTCCGTGTCGTCTCGGGCACCACGGCGCTTTTCGCCGCGACGGCGTCGTTCCTGACGGCCTCGGCGAACTACGTGGGCAAGGTCCTCAACTCGGACCCGACCCTGTGGCAGACCTACTTCCACTACATCTTCCGCAACATGAAGTACGCCCAGCCGCTGGCCTCGGCCTCGTGGGGCGTGACCACGGAGAAGTCCGCCTCGGCGTGGAACCGTGACTTCGAAGGTGGTCAGACGCAGTGGGTGAAGTCCCAGCCGCTCGGTGGCATGGACTTCAACATGATGCGGTTCTGGACGCGTGGCCACGGTCTCGCGGAGAACGATCGCCTCAAGATCACCATCGCGAACGTGAAGCCCTCGCCGAATCCGCTGTCGACCCCGTACGGCACATTCGACGTCGTCGTCCGTGGCTTCTCGGACACCGACCAGCGGGTCGCCACTCTGGACTCGTTCATCGGGTGCACCATGGACCCGGACTCGAACAACTACGTCCTGAAGCGGATCGGTGACCAGGTCGAGACCTTCGACACCTCGCAACGGAAGTTCATCCAGACCGGCACCTGGCCGGCCAAGAGCAAGCTCATCTGGGTGGAGCTCCCGAGCACGACCAACATCCCGGCCGAGGCGCTCCCCTGGGGCTTCCGCGGCTACATCGATCCCCAGTACATCCCGGCGTCCGGCGCGATCGCTCCGTTCATCCCGGACATGCCGCTCGTCCAGACCCAGAAGGACCGCTTCGGCAACCTCGATCCCAACACCTGCTGGGGCATCCAGTTCCTGTCTGGTGGTATCGTGGACCGGATGCGTCCGCTTCCGGACGGTGTCGAGGACGCCGCGCTCGTCAACCAGGACGCCGACTTCACCCTCGGCAACCTCAGCGCCTCGTACCAGAACGGCAAGCAGCTGTACACCTACGTTCCTGGCTACGGGCTCTACGCGGTGCCGGTCTACCAGTCGGCCTCCCTGCACAAGTTCACCCTCCCCTTCCGGGGTGGGCACGACGGCTGGGACATCCGCGTGGAGGACCCGCTCTACCTGAACAACGTCGACGATGAAACCATCCTCGGCGTCGTGGCAGAGAAGCGGGCCGTCGACACGATCGCCAACCCGGACGCCTACGACATGAACCTCCTGGCTCTCCCGAACCAGGACAACCTCAAGGTCACCGACTACGGTCGGACGATGGTGAACAACCGTCAGGACGCCCTGTACCTCATGGACGTCACGGGCGCCTCGGTGAACGAGGTCGTTGGTCAGCTCCAGGCTCGCCAGCTGGACGACAACTACTCGGCCTGCTACTACCCGGACCTGAAGCTGAACGACACGGTCAACAAGAAGATCGTGCGCGTGAAGCCCTCGGTGGCCGTGGTGGCGGCGATCGCCTTCAACGACCGCACCGCCCAGCCGTGGTTCGCCCCGGCCGGTCTGAACCGCGGTGGTCTCAACCAATTCGGCATCATCGACGTGGTGGACCGCCTCACCTTCGACGACCGGAACGTGCTCTACGACAACCGGATCAACCCGATCGCGACCTTCCCGGACACGGGCATCTCGATCTTCGGCCAGAAGACCCTCCAGGTCGCGGCCTCCGCTCTGGACCGTGTCAACGTCCGCCGGCTCTTGATCTTCGCCAAGAAGACCATCGCCTCGGCCGCCAAGTACCTGGTCTTCGAGCCGGATAACCCCCAGACCTGGGACCGGTTCCTGAAGCTGGTCAACCCGATCCTCAAGAAGGTCCAGCAGGACCAGGGCCTCAACCGGTTCAAGGTCGTGATGGACTCCAGCACGAACACGCCGGACATCGTGGACCGGAACATCATGGTCGGAAAGATCTTCCTCGAGCCCACGAAGGCCGCGGAGTTCATCGACCTGAGCTTCATCATCACCGCCCAGGGCGTCGAGTTCGGCTCGTAACAGACCGTGCTCCGGCTCGAGACTGAGGTCGAGAGCTTCTTCCGAGGGCTCGTCCAGGAACGTCTGGACGAGCCCGTCCTCGGCTACGTCGTCTCCATCCTTGTAGACTACACCACCCAACCCCTCTCTAGAGAGCCGCTCTGTCTTAGACTGGGCGACCTCTCTGTGAGACGGGTAGTAGTCCTCAAGGAGGTTGGAGACGAGGCTCTTCTGGTCTCCGGCTTTCTAAGAGGCCCAGATCCAAGGTACTATGCCCAGATCGGGGCCACGGCGTACGGGGAACTGTCCACCCGGATCCGGGACCCTCTCTTCCGGATCATGGCCCACGGGTTCCCTGGCATCCAGCGGGCCCTGGGAGACGTTCGGAGGGAGCTTGAGCTCCAGGGGACGGACTACCAGGCACTGATCCGTGAAGCCCATCTGGGGGATTCGGAGAAGGCCTGGAAGCGCCTGGAAAGCCTTGGCCTGGTGCTGCCCTCCTAACCTGCCTATTCTTCTACTCCGAATCGTTTCCCGAAATTCCGACCGAAAACCCGCGCCAACAGGTATTTAGACCTGAAGGGCGTCTCACAAAATTGGGACGTCAGCACTTTAGGGAGAACATAGAAGATGGCCGAGACGCTCGATACGGCGCACCTCTTGGCGAACACTTACGAGCCGAAGAGGAAGTTCAGGTGGGTCCTCCAGATCGACGGCATCGATGCGTTCGTCATGAAGACAGCGGCGCGCCCGCAGCAGACGTTCGAGGAGACCGTCATCGACTTCATCAACACGAAGCGGTACGTCTCCGGTAAGGGAGCGTGGAACCCGATCGCGTGCACCATGCACGACCCGATCGCTCCGTCCGCTTCGCAGAAGATCATGGACTGGGTCCGGCTCAACTACGAGCCGCTGACCGGACGCATGGGCTACGCGTCCTTCTACAAGAAGGACATCAGCCTCAAGCTTCTGGATCCGCAAGGGACCGTGGTCGAGCTCTGGGACATCACCGGAGCCTGGCCGCAGGACGTGAACTTCGGTGACCTGGACTACGCCAGCTCCGACAACGTGGAAGTGAATTTCAGCCTCCGATTCGACAACGCGACCCTGCAGTTCTAAAACGAGGGTCGAGAACGGTAAGGCACCGAGGGCCCCATCGCAAGGTGGGGCCCTTTTTCTTTGGAGATAGACCATGTCCTACGCCGCCGACGCCTACGTCTCCTTCCCGATCTCGGGAACATCTGAGCCGCCGTACCTCCACCTGAGGACGACCCGGCAGTGCCACAGCGCCAGCTTCAACGCGATTCCTGCCGTGTCGGGAGTCTTCCTTCTGGCGCCCGCCAATCCGAACCGGAGACAGCTGATCTACGTCAATGTCTCGTCCAACTTCGGGGTCATCGGTTTCGGGTTCCCACCCTCCTCAGGTGGATTCAGCCAGATCGCCCCGTCTGTGGACAGGAAGCAGACCAACATCCCGGAGTTCTCTCTCCCCAGCCCGATCTACACGGGGGACATCTACTTCCTCTGGGACGACTCCAACGCCCCCAACGGCACGCTCATGGTCACGGAGTTCCTGGACTGAATAATTCCTAGATGGGTGAGACATCAAAGGCTCGTGGCCGTCGTGAACGGGAGGGCTGGTTCGCCGAGCACATCCGGCTTCCTGGGCTGGACATCGGCGGCGGTGCGGACTCGATCGGTCTAGGCCTGGTCGTCTACGACAAGTTCAACGGTCAGGAGGCGCAGTCCCTCGAGGGGATCCCGCCAGAGAGCCAGCAGACGATCTACTCCAGTCACGTCCTCGAACACATCCCCGATCCCGTGATGGCCGTCCAGAGCTGGTGGAAGGCGTTGGCTCCCGGCGGACGAATGATCGTCATCGTGCCACACCGGGACCTCTATGAGAAGAAGAAGACACCTCCTAGCCAGTGGAACATGGAGCACGTGACATTCTGGCTTCCCGAGGAGGACGAGCTACCTGGCACCTTCTCTCTCTCCCGGGTCCTGGAAGAGGCATGCCCCGATGCCAAGAGGCTCTCCCTGAGGGTCATCGACGACGGGTTCAACTACACCTTGCCAGCCTACGTCCACTCGGTCGGGGAGTACTCCATCGAAGCGATTCTTGAGAAGCCCCTGTAACTTTTCCTGTACTCCTGATGGGAATGTGGTATAATTCTTATCACGATGACGATATCACAACTGCTTCGGAAGATCAGCAAGCTCAAGGGCGAAGTCCAAGAGCAGAGGAATCGGGCTCAGGCATCGGTGGTCTACAAGGAGAAGGAGCCGCCGGCCTTCTCTTTCGAGGACTCCATGTGCGGTGCAGACCGCGCCGTGGAAGAGCTCGTGACCCTTCAGGCGGCCCTCCGCAAGGCCAACTCCCTCACCACGGTCAGCCTGGCCGGCGGGAAGACGATCACCCTTTCCGAGGCGACCTGCCGTCTGCAGGAGCTGAAGGGCCGGATCGCCTGGCTGAAGACGTTGCAGACGCAGCCCCAGAGCCAGCGGCATGTGGACTCGGTGGAGTACGACACCCTGGCCGACAAGCCGCACAAGGTGGTGACCACCTTCCTCTGTTCGTTCCCGGAGGCGCAGCGGGCCTCGGCGGTTCGATCCGCGCAGGAGGCGTTCGACAGCCTCAATGAGCTCGTAGAAACGGCCAACCACCAGACGGTGGTCGAGCTGTAAGGTTCGGGAAGAGGGGCGGCTGTACCTGGGTCCGTCGGGTTGGCGACCGTGGAACCGAGACGTCTCACCTAGGCGTCGAGGGGACACAAACCATACAGGCTCGACCAAAAGTCGAATCCTATTCAAACGACGACGACAAAGCATCTCAGCCGTCAGCGTTCAGACTAGGAAGCCCTGAGCGGGTAGCAGCAAGCAGCGAGCACCTAGAAATTAGCGTGCCAGCTAACGTTCACAGGGAACCCGCCCTTCTTCCTGATTTGTTTTGAGGTCACCATGGATGAGGACCTAGGGATCGTCGAGCAGCTCCGGAAGGCGATGGCCGACTGGCGTGCCATGCCGGAGGGTCCCGAGAAGGACCGGGTCGGACTGGAGCTGGAGAAGAAGATCTCTGGTGTCGTAGGTGCCCTCGACTCTCTCATCCCCGACAGCCATCGGGCCAACTAGCGAAACTTTTTTTGGCATTTTTGACAGGTGAGGCTAATTTATCCCATGATGATCGCATCTCATTAGCACCCGGCCGGAAACTCCAAGCCAGGTCCCCGCTCCCCAGATCGCCCAATACTGCATCGTTCGGGCCGATCTACCCACAAACATCAAGTTCGCCCAGTTCATTCATGCCGCCCGAGAGGGTAGCGTGGGTGTTCCGTTGTGTGCAGGCGAGTACGCCATCGCCCTGCAGACGAC